AATTGAAGCTTTATTAAGTTCAATATTTCTTGTAGTCCAATCAGTAAATCCTTGGTCTTTTAAAAATGTTGGTTTACATCCGATACTATGTGCCCAGTACTTACTAGAAAATAATTGGTTTGCAACACCATCACCACCAATAATTACACAAGTTGCAATTCTACCTTCCATTGCTAACCAAGTATTTAAATCACCTTGGATACTATTATTTGGTTTATTGTTAGATACAGTATGATGTAAAATAATCTGTTTCTTAGGATATTCAATAGGATAATATTTGTCTTCTGGAAAATCAACCGCTTTAATAGTTGATGTGTCTATTGGTTTAAGTAATGAATAATTCATATTTTTTTGATTATTTTGTTCCTTTAATTTTATCAAGGAGTGCTTTTCTGTATTCTTCTCTGGAAAGTGTTTGATCAACAACATAGGATTTACCATAATTTTTATTATCATGGGCAGTCCATCCATCAATTCCTGCAATTTCTTTGACCATTTTTTCATTTTTTTCTAACATTTCTTTTTCTTCACTTTCAGCTTCATCTATTTTTCTTAATGTTTCTAATATATAAGTTTTCATATCTTCTATATCACTTTGTTCAAATGTTACTTCATAAATATCATCATCTTTAAAAATAGCATACTCATTATTATCCATTTGTAAATCTTCATAAAATGTTACTTTATCACCAATTTTACCAAATTTTAAAATTTGTCTATTATATAAATTTCTATATTTAATAATAAACTCATCTACTTTTCTAAGTTCTTTTGTTTTTGAATCTATTTTGGTTTTACCAAAATCCAATGTAAAAAAATCTAAATTCCTAAGATTTCTTAAGAAATAACTACTTCCTACTATTTGCATAAAATTTATTTAATTTTTTGGATATGAAAATCCATAATTGAGTTTAAACCAAAGAAGTATCTTCTAAATCAGAATCTTCATCTGATACAGATACACCACCTTCTTCGTCTTCTAATGATGTAGATTCATCATCTAATTTAGAGAATAATTCAAGTATTTTGTCTTCATTTAAATCACTTACTTGTACATCTTCTCCATATGTTCTAAGAAGTGTCATTTCAGCAGCATCATACTTTTTAACTTTAACATAACATTCATCTAATTTATCTTCACCAACATCTTGTATAGACATAATAATATAAACTTGATAATAAAATTCATCATCAGTAAAATCAAAAATTAAATTTTTCTCTATTGAATGTGTAAGTGCTCTTTTTATCTCACCTAATTCAGCACCATTTGCACCAAGAGTACCTTCATCAAACCAATTTCTAATATTTTTTTCTAATTCTACAAAAAAAGATTTAATCCTAAATTCAGGATCTTCTTCATATTTTTCATTAATAAATTCTTGGTATTTTGAAATTCTTTTCATTTAAGATAAATTTTATTTAATTGTATATATAATTATAATAAACTCATTTTTATATATAAAGAAAAACTAGTTCAAAAATGAAAATGAAAAATATTATTAATTATAATAATTTTTTAAAAGAAGGATCGGAAACCGTAGGTATAGTTGGTTCCGGTACTAAAGTTGGTGGTGGACCAGTTGGTAAATTTACAAAAGCAGCAGGTGTTGCTGTTGGTGGAGGAGATTCACCTTCATCATTTTCTAGTAATTCTAATTCAACTACATTTAAAAGTGATGTACCTGTTGGTCCACATCATATATTTAAAGAAAGAGTAAAAAAGAAAAAGAAAAAAGATAAAACAGAAAGACCATATAATAAAAAAGGTGAAAATATAGATAGACTATATAAAATAAAAAATGAAAATATGATAAAAAGTTGGGAAGAATTTAATAGACTAAATGAAGATGGTGAAGGTGGTGGTGATTCAGGTGGTGGAATAAGTAGTTCATCATTAGGAAATACTTCTGGTATGGGTAATGTGGTATCAGCACAACCTTCTGTTACACCTGGTTCAGTATGGGGAGCTGATGCAACAAAAGGTTCTGGTGATATTTCAAGAACAACATTAGGACCATATTCTAAAACACCACAAAGGTCTAAAAATAAAAGAAAAAAGAAGAAAAAATTACCTAATGATAATATTGATAATTTTTATGTAACCAAATATACTGAACAAAATAATTATGGTGGTAAAATGATTACAAATTGGCAAGCATTTACTGAAACTAAAAAATAATTATGAGAAATATCACTGGACATATAGATGGTTTATATAATCTGATGGCAGATCATTCAGATGATAGTAAATTATTGTTCAGTGATTTTTTAAATATTAAAAAAGAAGATATAAATATAAAATTAAGTAATTCTGATTTATCAGCACAAGTAATAGTAAATTCAGAAAAAATTAAAAAGAAATGCAATACTAAAATTATATTTATAGTTAATAGATTAAATGAATATGAAACACATGAATACATTAATAATGTAATTAATGAATTAAATATTTTAATTAAATTAAA